TTACTGCTTACACTGTAAGAACGCCGCAAACTCCGCTCCCCAGAAGCTCATCCGTATTTCACACAGCGAACCGTGCAGCATCCAGATTATGAGGATTACCGTCACGCAGAACGTGATGGCCGTAAGCGATTTTTGCGACATAGCGCTTGCTCCTTTGTTGGAGAGGCGCTAACCTATCACTTGCTTAAGGTAGATATGTTAGGGCCTCGGTTAAACAGAGATGTTTTCCGGGGCCTTTCCACATCCGGCCTTCGGGTATTCCCTCCGACCATCAGCCGAAAGGCACCCGCGCGTAATCTATCGCTTTTTTGTTACTCCGGCAATTCTGCCTGTTAATTCTGAGATAAAGGCAAACTCATCTGATTGTTTCCCCTGTGTGAAGCTGGCAACTCATGCCACGGGATACCTTCTGAAGAGTGAACGCCGGGGGCGTGTTTCGATGTGAATTTATGGAAAGCTTCCAGTGTTGAGAAACTTATGCCGCATTCCAGGTTGTTACACTGGTAATATTTTTTCCGTACGGTGTTTGAATCATTTTCCGAACGACTGGTGCGGATACGGGCAGATGCGCCACAAAGCGGACAACGGAACATAGCGACCTCCTTTAACGTGGTGCTGCCGCTATTCTAAGTTGCTCACTCTGTTTCTGCTATCCATTCCGGGATTTTTGCTTCAAGCTCAAGCTGCGTGGTAAAGCCGCTGTTATCAATGGTGTGCTCGGCTTTTGCAATAATCCAGTCCTGATTGTCGATGTCACTTTTGAAGCCTGTCACCGTGCCATGCATTTCGGGGTAGAGTTCTGCGCGTCCACGAGCCAGTGTGATGGAGAATGATGCGGCTCCGCGTTGTAGTTGCTGCCACTTTGCCGCCGCTGCGTGTCTTGCTGCCTGCTCGTTCTGATAAGTCTTGCGTAACACAAACACATTGCCTTCCGCGCCTTCCATATAATCACCTTCACGGCTGCTGCTTTTCTCCTTTTTGGGTTTTGGCGGTTTACGGCGTTTCACGCTGACTTTTTTCTTTTTCCCGTAATTAAGATCAAGCCAGTAGGCGCGTACCCCCGTATACGCCTCGCGGTCAGCAATGCGGAACTGATGGCGATCGCCGCTGCTGCGTGTAATGGCGAACGAGGGCAACGGCTGGCCCTGTGCGTTCACGCCACCACCTGGCATGATGAATAACAGATTGCCGCTTTTTACCGTGGTGATTGCGCCCAGCATTTCCGCCATGCGCGTAAGAAAGGACATGTCGCTTTCTTCGGTCTGGTCGGCGTGGTCGATTTCGATATCCATCAGCATTTCGCTGATTTGCGGTTTCAGACCGTACCGATGAGCGATGGCGGATACCACACGCTCAACGGTCACATCATGCCAGGACACCTCACGTTTAACGTTAAATTCATCCCGAAAATCTGCGCTTCTGGCTGAAACAGTCAGCCTGTCCGGCGGTCCTTCGTGAGCGATTTCATCAACAATGTAAGTGCCTTTTTCTGTCAGCGGTTCCCCTTTCCAGCCAATGAGAACCGTCAGACGCGCGCCCCGTGGCGGTAGCTGCAACTGGCCATCGGCATCATCCAGCGTGATGGTGAGCTGGTCCGCCTCAAATCCCCGGTTGTCGGTCAGCGACAGGCTCATCAGGCGCTCTGCCACGCCGGACAGCGTTTTACCCTCCGCGAGAATATCAAAATCCGGCATTTTCACGGGGTCTGTGCCCTGACTGAGCAATTGCATGGTGGTGTCGGTCATCTGCTCCCTCCCTGTGCGGCATGGTCGCATGTGCGTGCGGAGTGGGTTACTGCTTTTTGTTGTCGCCGTGGCGGGAGAATAGCGCAGGGGTGAGATTACGCGCGTGGTGGGTGATGATTGTTGCTGAATCATTTAACGGATACAAGGGGCTGAAGCTATGAGTGAAACTCGTTTTCATGGTGCCCGTGTTACGGAAAGTACCGACCTGGTAACAGCGATTAATGATGTTGATTCCAGTGTTATCGGTATCGTGGCAACGGCGGATGATGCGGATGCGGAGCTGTTCCCGCTGAACAAGCCCACACTGCTGACCCGCGTCAATGACGTGCTGGGAAAATGCGGAACAACGGGGACGCTTTATCGTGCGCTTAAGGCCATCGCAGACCAGGTGAGCACAAAGGTGATCGTCGTTCGCGTGGCTGAACACAAAGAAGAAAACGGAAAGACGCAGGATCAACTGGTTATCGGTGGTTCTGAATCTGACGGCAGCTATACGGGGATGTATGCGCTGCTTGTTGCAGAGCAGGATGAAAGCATCGGATACCGTCCGCGTATTCTGGCCGCGCCGGAGCTGGACACGGAGGCGGTAACAAAATCCCTGTGCGTGATTGCAGGTAAACTGCGCGCGTTTGTGTATGCCTCATGTCACGGCTGTAACACGATGGCTGAGGCGATTACCTACCGCCAGAAATTCAACGAACGTGAGGTGATGCTCTTATGGCCGGACTTCATCGCCTACAACCCGAAAAGTGGCAAAAACGAAACGTTCCCCGCGCCTGCCTATGCGTGCGGCCTTCGTGCGTACATTGACCATGAGCAGGGCTGGCACAAATCGCTGTCCAACGTTCCGGTTAAAAATGTGCTGGGGATGTCTAGGCATGTGTTCTGGTCGTTGCAGGCCGAAGACAGTGATGCCAACAGCCTCAACAACAAAGAAATCACGACCATTATTCGTCGCAACGGGTTCCGCTTCTGGGGCAACCGCACACCGGAAACGAACGCCTACATCTTTGAGGTGTATACCCGAACCGCACAGGTGCTGGCTGATTCAATTGCGGAAGCGCAGTTTGAAACCATCGACAGTCCACTGACGCCTGCGAACGTGAAAGATGTTATCAGTGCCATCAGGGCAAAACTGGATTCACTGGTTACTGCCGGGAAACTGATTGGGGCGTCGTGCTGGTATGACGTGGTGGATAACGGCACCACGAATTTACGTCAGGGGCGCGTGCGTATTCGCTACAAATATACGCCTGTTCCCCCGCTGGAAGACATGGAGCTTTACCAGTCGTTTACTGATGAATTCTTTGGTCCCGCATTTGCGGTGCTGGGAGGTGCCTGATGGCTGTACCAAAACATCTTCGCTTTTTTACGCTGTTTGTGGATGGTGAAAACGAAGTGGGTAAGGTGACGTCCGTCACTCTGCCTAAGCTGACGCGCAAAACCGACAGCTACCGGGGTGGTGGCATGATGGGTGCGGTAAGTATTGATCTCGGTCTGGACGACTCCGCGCTTGATGCGAGCTTTGTCATGGGGGGCGCAGTTCGTGAGCTGTTCCTTAAGTATGGCGGCACGATTGACGGCACGCTGCTGCGTTTTGCGGGTGAATACTACACCGATGCAGAAAGCGACCTGTATGAAGTCGAAATGCGCGGACGTGTGACGGAAATTGATATGGGGGAAGCCAAACAGGGCGAAGCCACATCACACACTTACGCCATTAAAAACACCTACTACAAGCTGAGTGTTAACGATCGCCCGTTGTGGGAGATTGACCTGCTGAACTTCATTTACCGGAAGGACGGCAAGGACATTGTGCCCGATCGCATCCGTTCCGCGCTCGGGCTTGGCTGATAAGTAATATGCAGGCGGCGCAGTGCGTCGCCTCTGACTGAAAAGGAGACAACTGATGAAAGACATCGATACTGAAACCCGGAATAACACCGTGGCGGATGATGTGACGGCAGGTGAGGATATGGCTGTCGAACGTGGCGTAAAACTGACCCGACCAATTGAGCGTGGTGGCGAAAAAATCACGTATGTGGAGATCACCGGGGCTATTGAACAGGCTGGATCCCTGCGTGGTCTGTCGCTGTCTGATGTGCTGAATCTGAAAGCGGATACCATGTTCACGCTGTTGCCTCGCGTGACCTCGCCACGACTGGATGAAGTGATGATTAAAAAAATGTCGTCACGCGATTTTATTCAGTTGTGCGCTGTGGCTGTAAATTTTATGAGCGAGCCAGACTCTGGCGCGAAGAGCGTGCAGGAGACGGCAGCGTAA